AACCTCCAGTTTTTGTATATTTAACTTTAGCAGATTTCATCATACCTTGCTTCATGTCAAATGCTCCAACTCCATTTTCAAGCATATTATTGAACTTACCTGTCAATGTTATTGTATTAGCGTGAATGCCTTCTTCTGCAATTATCAACCCTCTTATGTATCCGTTCCTTGTTGATTTTAAATCTCTTTTTGCAGCCTCAATCCAATTTCTATGTATTTCCAATGTCAATGCTTTAGATACTGAATTACTTATCTGATTAACTTGATCAGTATTCATGCTAAATTCGCTTATTACATCGCTTAAATCGAAATTTATATTAATTGGAGACATTATTTTGAATTGATTTATATGTCGTAATTATTTACTTTCTTTTGATAATTTGTATTATCAAACACTCCATCGCCATTGAAGTTTGGATTATCTAATATGTAGTGCGCTCTTTTACCAATACAATTCAGTGGAAAATTAATTGAACCGCTATCATTGTTACAATCGACAATAGATTTTTGTTTTATTAAATCTCTGTTCACATCAATTACATGATACGTTGGGTTATGAGTGTATCTTATTGTTATTTTAGGATTTTCAATGTTTATGTAACTTTGTATAATAGATTTTTCTAATACTATTTTATTACCATCTATTATATAGTCGCAAGTTCTAAGTGGTTTTAGTGGAGTTTGTGAATCTATAAACAAATAAACTTGAAATATTGAAATTGGATTGTATATTAAAAATGAAAATAATTTAGTTTGCTTAGTTAAACTCGTTTTTAATCTTAAGGTTTGTGAAAACCAACTTTCAAGTTCAATTAAGGTTATTCTATCCATGAATCCAAGTTTGTCTTGTGCTCTGCTAGATACGCTTACTGTTCCTGAGTTCGATTCAGACCAATTTTCATACTTACTTCTACTAGACATGGAAGTACAAACTACCACTGTTTCTGTTTTGTCTATAAAAAACCAACCACTACCTAAACAATTTAAGCAATCTGAATCTGCTTGACCACTTACTTCATTAGTACAAGGACACTTCAATGCTCTTTCTATGTGACACTTATAACCCTTGTCAAATATCAAGTCGTCAAATTTCTTCCTATCCCAATTAGCTTGAGGATTACCTATATCTTCTGGAGTTTTAGATATTATAGGTTTTTTGTGTCCATTTTCCATATTACATTACATCAAATCTTATACCAACATATATTGAACGTAATCTTGCTAAATCTTTTAATAATTCATCACCATATTGTTTTAATCTGGACTGAAATATATTCCCACCATTGGATTTACTTACACTTTGAGACAATCCATCTAAAGATAAACTTTGAGAAGCTAATCCAAACATTCCACCACCAACTCCACCTATTGACATTTCTATTACTGGAAGTATGGAAACAGTGGCTATTTTACCTATTGTTTCAATCAAGTCAGCTGGTATTTTGTCAAATCCAGTACAATATTTAATTTTCCAATAATTAGGTATTATTCTTGCGTGTTGCGTGTTGAAAAATTGATTGGTTGTTGTCCCTAAAAATGTAGTTACAGAATTATTCTCACCGTTTGGCATAATATATAATTGAGGAAATCTCATATTATCAGATGATTGTTTAGTTGATAACCATTCTTTTGGCCATTTTATTTGCTCTTGATTATTAAGATTACCTGTCAATTCTAATGGTTCATTTATTTGAAATGATGTTTTTATAAATCCCCATTGTAGATATTCGTCTCTTACAAAGTCTTTGTTTTCTAAAATTATTTGCTTGAATAATTTTACTCCTAAGTATTCTTCAACAAAGTGTTGAGATGATAATAACTTTTGCTTGAACATATCATCACTTATCTTTTGTCCAGTTACTGGATTACATAATGGTATCCCCCAAAGAAATTGATCTTTGAACTCACTTACTGAAAAAACTAATGACTTGGATACATCCTGCAAAGAATTATTCCAAGTCATCGGTGTATTTATAACAACTTCTGCCATTTTGGTCGGGTGTTATTTGGATTCCTGTTATTGTAATTTCTTTTTCAAGAATATTCTCATTTTACTTGCGTCTTTAGAAAATAAATTAAATCCTTTTAAGTTTGCTTCTTTTGCTAATAATAGCATATCTTCTAAAGACATTGAATCTATTTTGGAAGATAATTCTACATTGTCAGCCTCCTCATCCTCGTCGCCATCTTCATCTGGAGCATCTTCATTTTCATCTTCGTTTTCGGATTGCTCAATTTGCTCCCAATTATCACCGTCTAATAATAGTGAAGCAATTGAATCTTCAACTTCAATTGTTCCTTGTTCACTGATCTCAACTTCACCTATTTTTGGTAAAATTATAGCTTTACCAAACATTGTTCTGATTTTTGTTCTTAATAACATAATTTATTTGATTTAATTGTTTTTTAAAAGAATAAATGGTTGGATAGAAATATATCCTAATCCAACCATTTTTAATAATTAACCTATATTTATTCAATTACAACGACCCGATGTTGATGAATTTAACCATCTTTTTAGGTGCGTATAAGAATGGAGTACCATACATTAACATCATAAATCTGAATGCTGGACCAGTTACAGCTAAATCCATTTTCATTAATGGTGCTAATTGCTTGAATGATAACACTTCATCATCTTGTTGGATCAAGAATGAAACATTAGTATTGCCAATGATTCTATTTCGATCTCTAACTTTTCCAGCTACACCACCATCGTATCCTGCAACCATTTCAGTTTTTGAAATATCAAAAAGAGGATAGAAGATTGAGGCTGCAGCAGAAGCAGCATTCTTTTGACTGATATAGATTTTAAAACCAGTCGAAGCATTTATTGAAGCGGTATCTGTGAATTCTAAATCAGCAGAACCTCCAGCAACTATTGCAGCAGCAGCACCATTAAGTACAGTGAGTGCACTCTCTCCATATCTATTTATAGCACAAACAGCGTAGAAGTAATTTCCAGCAGTAGTTGCATTAAATTTAGATGAAGCGTCAGACGCCACTGGAGTAACACCTACAGCAGTTGGTGCAGCAGGAGCATTTGCACTAGTGCTTGGAGCACCTTGTTTTTTGCTTGCAGCTTGATTCATGAAGATATCATGGTTCAAATTGATGTTACCAAATTGAGATTCGAAAGATTTTACTCTTTGACCCATTACGCCATTGCTTAATGCTTGTGTATTCGGCTGAATGAATTTGTTTCCGTAGAAATTTTTCACAAAATCAGACAATACTTTTGGCGGAGCATAAAGATCAGTACCTACACCGAAATTTTGCACGATTCCATTTGCAGCATCTTCAATCGCTTCTTCAGTAAGTGCTGAACCTCTTAAATCGATTACAACTTCAGAGTTGTAATAATCATCAAGTGTTAAGAATGCATCGTTTTGCTTGTGTTGAGTCAATAAGCCATTGAACTCTTGCGGAATAATAGATGCATCACCAGAAAATAATGCCTTATCTAATTTACGTAAAATCCAAAGAGTACCATTCTTAACCTCTCTATCGATAGCGTTACCAATCATGGTATTCACCAATGTCATAGGATGAGTTACAGATTTAGTGATACCTAAGAATTTAACGTGTTGAGCACGTCTTACATATGTAGAATCTTCTTCTACTGGCAATTCACCTTCATTGTTGAATCCTCCACGCTCTTGACCATAAGAGGTCAATTGATTGTACTCTTCAACGGTGTTGAAAGCAGCCATTTTTGGAATATTTTTCCAAAAAACAACATCTTGTTCAGAATGAGTCAACACTTTCAATGTCTTCTCCAAACTTTCAACTTTTAATGGCGAACCACTTGCTGTGGTCAAATTAGTGGTCTCTCTACCTGTAATTGACCCCGCAGAAAGTGCTTTGTTAAGGTTGTCTAAATCTTCAGGAGAAGTTTGACCACCAAACATAACTTGATTATCAAGTCCTAATTGGTAATCTGAAAGATTAATCATATGAATTATTTTTAATATTAATACTTGTTTTTATTGTTGCTTGATTGATTACTTAACCAATGTGATATTCTTCTCAGATTTGATTAATTGAGCAACTTCTGCAGATAAGTGCCCACTTGATTCAAATACAGTCATTGCTTTTGCAAGTTCTGGATTAAATCCTTTTTCAAAAGCCATATTATCCAATAATGATAACACTTGTGGTTTGTTTTGAGAAACGCTTAAAATATTACCAGTTTGTTGATTGTCATTTTCGTTTCCAAACCCTTTTTCAAAAGATTTAGATAATGGTCTAGTTGTAGATTTTCTACCAATTATTGGTTGACCTCCAAATTCTTCTAATGATTTCTTTAAATCAAAGTTATCTTGCTTTAAATCAGCGATTTCAGATTTATTTTCAACCTGTAAATCATAAATACCTTTCAATAAAGTTCCAACGCCTTTAAACATTTCAATGTTTTCAGATGCAATCAAATCAATTGATTTTTTCAAATTTTTAAAATCATCATTATCTTCTTCTTCATCAGAATCATCAACATCATCGGAGTCATCAGCATCGGTCTTCGCTGCTTTTTTGATGTCTCCTTCTGCTGATTCATCTTTTGTGTTATCAACATCTTTGTCATTGGATTTTTTCAATCCTAAAACTCCCAACGCTTTTTCAAGTGTTTCTGAAGTAATGTTTGTTTTGTCGTCTTTTGCCATCTCTAGATTATTTAGTATTTCAACGTATCCTGTTGCTTTTTCAAATGTAATAACTGAATCTATTTTCATCAAGCTGCTTATAACTTCACTTTTAGATAATGTCTTTGGTTTTTTAATGATCTTGTCATCATCTTCCTCTTCCTCTTCCTCTTCGTCGTCAATTTGATTCTTGACATTACCCTCAACACTCTCTTTAATCAGAGGCTTACCTGAATCTTCATCTGAAGTATTCAGTGCTTTTTCTAGCTTGTTTAACTTTTCAATTTCAAAATCTCCGTCAAAATTTGAATCAAATGAATAAGGCTTCAAATCATCTTCAGATAATTCATTGAAATTACCCTTAACTATATTTACAATACTGTCTGGATTTTTAGGACTTATTGTCAATGCTATATTTGTTATCAATGCTTTTGAAACCTTAGAATCATCATCAGGATCACGCTCTGTAGCTTTTCCTTCAATTGAGAATCCTAATCTTCTTGTTTTTGAAGATTTCTGTAGTGTCTGAGCTAATGCAAATACAGACTTTGCTAATGGATTATCTGCGTATAATTCTGCCTCAACATATAATCCTTCTTTTGTTAATTTAACACTAGAGGGTTCACCAATTATAGCATCTGGGGACTTATTGTGATTCCAATTAACTATACCTTTATTCTTGAAGTAAGATAAATCAAACCCATTTGGATCCAATGATTCACCATCTAAATCTTTTTTTGAGGTTGATGCGATTCCACCAACCTTCATTTTTTCAACACCGCCAGTGCCTGTTCCGCTTTTTTCCAAAACATCTAGAGGCATCCAAAATCTGAAATTCTTTTCCATAATTGAAATTAATTTGATTGTTTATAACTGTTAATTGATTAAAATTGAAACTGCCACCAATTTCTCAGTAGCAGAATCAACCAAATCAAAATAAATAATAATCACTTAAGATGTTATTAATAACTGTTTAATTATATGTTATTGTTGTCTTTATTTTTGATCTTCTATTAACGCCATATGTATTTCTACCTATAATGAATTGTTTTTTAGCTTTATCCCAAACGCCATTTTCTGGAAAATTATGTAATGTGCATCTGCACCACGGATGTATAGGATTTATGGAGGGAAGCCAATCTTTTACCTTGCGACCAATATTTGAACCATTTTTGATAACATCTGTTAATTTAAATATTTTTGGTTCACTTTCTATACCATCTGTAAGGTATATTTTTTGACAATGGTTGCAAGCTTGATCATATACCCCATAATAAACTTTAACATCATCACCATATTGTTTCAATAATTGAGAAGCAATTCCATGTTGATATGCGCTGTGCATGTTGTAATCTGCTATTCTATCAAAGTCTCTTGCCCAATCCCCAGTCTTGTGACCTAATTCTGAAGATAATTCTTTTATTGATTTGCGTTGTTCAATAGCTTTTATTGTTTCGTGTTTAATTATATTTTCATAATTAGCTCTTTGCTTTTGATCAATTTCTATTGCTACTTGTGAAAAATCTTTACTGACTCTATTTCCCAAACCTTTTATATCCGAATATAATTGGTGTTTTACGTATTCTAATGCTTCTTTTTCTGACGAAGTTAGTGGAATATAATTATTGCTACCTATGAATCTTTTTAATTCATTAAAATCCATATTTTTGCTCCTATCATCACCCAATGCTTCTGATATGATTCCGAATTGATAAGCGTAATCAACAACTGTTTGCTCTGGTAATTTAGATACATCTACACCTCTTGATTTGAGTAATTTTTTATCTTGCTTAGATAGAGTGTCTCTACCTACATTATTACCCACAAACAAAGCGTGGTAAAAATCTACCGCACTCATTAACTCTCTTATTTTAGATAAATTGAATATCATTAGAACGATCCAAGTTTATTGAATGCTTTTTCGATATCATTTTCAGATATTGATTTTTTGAATCTTTTTTGAGAGTCGTATTCTTTTTTCAATTTCACACCCTCTTCTCCTAAAGAATTCATTTGTTTTCTTAATTTTGTCGCTTCATCACTTTCAAATCCATGTTTTTTTAATACCTCATCATACTCTTTTCGCAGAGCAACTTCTTTCACGCCATGTTCACTTAAATCTTGTAATATTACAACTTTTTTAGTATTCTTCATTTTTTTTAACTCCTCATCGTCATCAGGCTGTGAAGATTCATCATTCTTCGCTTCTTTCTTTACATCACCTTTTAGTGGACTAATTCTATTTGGCATAATACCATAAACATTTCCATTTCCAAAATCAACTGAATATTGTTCTGTTGTGTTTGATGGCAACTTTACTATTTTACCACTACCATCTCTACCTTGTACTGTCACTTTTGTACCTAATGGATGATATTGTTCTTGAGTAGTATCTTTCTTACCACTATGATCACCTACATTACGTTTCCCTCTTGCTATTTGGTCTGCTTCAACTTCTGTGGCGCCTTCATCCATGGCTTGTGTATGTTTGTCGATTTGTTTTTGAGAAGTGGTTTTAATTTCATCCTTACCGCCTTTGAAATTTTTTATTTTGTCTTTTAACATTGTTTTATTCATGTTTTCATAACCAAATAATCCAATTTTCTTTGCCTCATCATGTAATGTCTCTATTTCTGTTTTTTCTTGTTTTTTATTCGCTTCTCTTAAAGCAACTTTTTCAGCAATTGATCCAGGTTTTGGTCTTTTATCTTCTTTATAAGTAGAATCGTCTTTCTCTGCTTCTTTCTTGTAACTATCCTCGTCTTTTTCAATGTCTTTTTTATACGATTCTTCATCGCCTTTGTTGTCTTCATCGTGATGTTCCAATTTATTCAAAGATACAGAGTGTTTTTTACCATCTACATCAACCATCGCTGTTCCAAGTTTGTCTGTCTTGTCATGAAATTTCAATGAGTGTATTTTACCGATGTGTTCCTCACCATCTTTAGTGAATTTTACAGTGTGACCTTTGTCATAATCTGTTTCTTTTTCTTGACCATGTTCATCTTGATGGATTTTTACATACACAATTCTTTTGTAACCATTAGAATCAATGATTTGCTTCATTGCTAATTTTGATAAATCTTTCTTTCCCTTTTCAAAATCTTCAAGCGTTATTTCATTGTTACTGAATGCTTTATTCAAATCTTTTACGTATGATTTGATTGATAATTCCGTATAAAATTCACCTAATTCTGAATTTTGAGACTTTACAAATGATTTAGAAATATTATCTAAAATACTTAATCTGCGTTGTTGAATATTATCCATTTTTATTAATTTTTTATATTCTTATTTGAAACCATTTCTACCATTCCTGATGATAATCTTACATGTGTGAAATTATCATCTACTTTCATAACCCTACCTGTTTTTGTTATTCCATTTTTATTGAATGAAATTGAATCGTTGCGTTGCCATGATGTTTTGTCTGACTTTGAATTAAAACCTACTGATGCTGTATCGCCTTTTCCCACTAAACTATTTTTCGCAGTTTTCCTTGTTTCTATGTGTAGAGATTCTTTTATCTCTTCATCTTTACCGAAATCATCTGCTGTATTTAGATTTTTGAAATTTTCATCGTCTATTTTATGTAAATCTTCCTTAAGCACATCTTCAGTCATTGAATTTAACTTACTTTCAAATATTCTCATATTGTTTTCCAATGATTCTCTTTGCTTTTCTGTTAATTTTCTATTCTTCAATTTCTTTTGAGTGTCTACAATAGCTTTTGATGTTCTTTTAATAGAAGTAATTATTTTTTTATCTAAGGTTGTAGCTTTGCTTTCTTCTTTTTCAACTCTTAATTTATTTACAATATTCGCAGCAATTTTAGATATTTTTTTTAAACCCTCCTCACGCTGCTTTGAAGGCGTAATCCACTTTATATCCCCATTGTTTTGATTGTTGAATTTTTGTATTTTAGACAAACTTCTTTCATAAAGTTTATTATCTTCACCACGAATAACAGCTACTGTGGAATGTTTGCTTTCATTGACATGTCTGAAAATTCCCTTAACTTCTTCACCGCCAACTATGAATGTGACAGAATCACCAGATATGAACCCACCATGACTCGTGTGTCTTTTTCCTGTTTTTTCATAATTTTTTCCAGCGTTCACACCAGCGGTTTTTTCATCTCCTGACTCTACATGTTTCCAGACTTTTCTCACATTACCTTTGACGTCTGTAATTGTAACTAATCTGTTCTTAGATTTATCTAATCCCTTCATTAAAAGATCAAAATTATCTTGAAATGAATTAGATGTATTTATTGACTTATAAAAATCAATATGTGTAGATTTTTCAATATTTATCATCTTAAATAATTCTTTATATTGTTTCTTGATTTTATTTATCTCTTCATCATTTAATCTTGATTGATTTTTCAAAGAGGATTCTATTTTCTTGGTCATATTTTTAATCCTATCAGTAGCTTGTTTGTCAAGATATGTTTTATTATTAGAAACTATCTTTTTTAAATCAAATAAAACTTTTTTATTAATTATTAGGGACATTTCAGATTTTTTATTATTAATCCAAGTTCCTCCATTATTTCTTTCAAAATCATCAAAATTAGATTCACCTATTCCGTAATTTTTATTTTTAAAATCTACTCCCCAATTACACGAAGCGCACCTCCCCCAATGATCTGCCATCCTGTAAACTTTGTTATTCTTCTTATCTACTAAATATTCTGAAGAAGATTTTGGTGAGAACGTATGCTCTAAATCAGCATTGCTTTTTAAATTTTTCCATCTAACTTCAACAGGATCAACCCAAACATCTTTAGAGTCTGAGTAACAATCGTTTTCAGAATATTCATAAAAAGTTTTAAATAAAGCGTCTGTATTTAACCAATAATCATCAGCATTAACTTTTTCACCTAGACACTCAATCGCTCCAACGTATGAAGGTAACTTATCTACTTCTCGAAACGCTTGAGAAAATGACTCAAAATTATCATCTAAATCATTATATTGAATTTCTTTTTTGCCTGACTTTTCTTCTCTCGATAATTTAGCTTTATAATCGGCTAAATTATTTACTTCATTTATATCATCTAGTAAGTCTTTTCTGTTGGAATAATATTTATCTCTTATATATTTTATCTCAGGATTAATTTCAATTTCTCTACTAAATGCAACTCTATATTTTATAATTTGCGTTGAACCGTTTTCTTTTTCCCATTTTTGTTTAAAATCTGAAATGATTGAGGATAATTCTGAATCAATCTTGTTAATCTCTGAACTAATGACCTTTTTCATTCCAGAAGATGCTATTGATTTTTGTTTGTTTCCTCCTACCTTAATCCACTCGCCATTTGAAATTTTCTTGTAATCTACACCACCCCAATTTCTAATATCTCCTGTATTTGCTTTAGCTTTTTCAAATCCATTTAATTTTTCATTAAATTCATTAAAAACATTTGATAAATCATTTCTCATTGGAATCTTGCGTTAATGTGTGGATTATTTCTTTACTCATAGCTACCAACATTTTAGCGTAATTTCTTTTGAACTCAAATTCATATTGTTTTTGAGTTTTGTATCTTGGCTGCTCTTTTTTTATTTTTTTGATCATTACAATTTTGTGATTTATTTATAAAAAATTTAGCCATTTCTGGCTAAAAATTATATTTGTAATAAATTTGGAAGATTACAACAATTCTGGCAATTCACCGTTGGAAGATATTTCAAGCAATTCTTCATTACCATCAATTACGCAAGCGACTAAGAATGACAATCCGCTCTTGTTTGAATGACCTATGAATTTACCTGTCTCGCTTTCAGCAAAACCTGTTGAAATTTGCAAGATAACTAATAATTCAATAAAATCCTTCTTGCTATTTAATATTGGTCTATTTTGCTCTAATATATCGCTAATTAGATTCACTTCACCATCTTCTGTAAAGTGATTGATTTCCAACACTCTAACCCCTTGCGAGAAATCAACCATTCCAAAATTGAATTCACACTTTGCTCCTGCTTTCAATAAGTCCATCTTTAAAGTTATTTTAATTGAAATGATAATAACTGCTATAACACTTCTTTATTCAACGCAACTACATAATCACTAAATGCTTTTTCAAATGGATTTTCTTCATAATCCTCTTGACCTTCTTGATCTTGATCAAATTGATCATCTCCTTCTTGTTGGGCTTCACCGCCTCCTTGTTCCATTTGCTGCTGTTGTTGTTGAGCTTGTTGACCTTGGTACCATATAGAATTACCAATTGTATTTCCACCTTTCTCTTCCCCAAGTGGCTCTAATCCACGTTTGATCCGCACTTCATCTATAGTCATGAAATTAGACATCATTTTAATATCTTGTTCTAATTCAGTAGCTTGATCAACACCATCCATACCAACAAATATGAATTCATATTGCGGATCAATCCTTGATACGATGTGTTTATTTATACGTCTTTGTATGAATTTCAATAATGGATACAATCCCTTATCTTTAGAATGTTTCAATCTTGCTTCATTATTACCCTCAAACATTGGCTTAGCATCTGAACTACCTGACAATGGAAAGTTAATTTCAGCTGGATCAATTCTGTATATAGCTGTAGTTAGTTTTATTAAGTATTCTTGCCACTTAGCAAATTCCATATCTTGATTAGATTGATGTAAAGATACCCAATCTATATCACCTTCTAACACTGGGGTTTTCCATGAATTTTGCACTCCAGCCATCATACCTTGCCATTGTTGTTTGAATTGAGATAATCTACCATCATTTATGGCTGTATCGCCTTTGATTTTAAAGAATCCTTTTGGCGCTGATCCTTGTGAAAAGAATTTCCTATTGTATTCATCTGACCAAAGCATTGAAGTTATTGTGTTGATTAATATCTCAATCTCAGACACACCATATCCATTAGAATATATATTAGTTACAGGATTCCTAACTCCAAAACACATTTCCCAAGGATAAAAATCAGCAGAAACGTTACCATCTTGAATTTGACAAAATGATGGATAATACCCTAATATTTTGTCTCTATCGTTTTTTCTATAATTATCATCATCGTAACTATCTGCTATTCTGATGGTTGAAGCATCTACAGCTACAAATTCATGTGGCTTTCCTCGTCTGTCGTTTATTACTTCAAATGTCATTTGATCGTACGTTAATGAATCATTTACGATTTTACGCATAAATCCATCGAAATCATCTGACTCAAATGAATTATTTGTCCCGCAATTCAATATGAAGTCTGTAATCTCTATGGATTTTTTAATTTCTTCTTTTGTTTGTTGTAATGGTGTTGTGGTGTAGAATGGTTGTTTTTTACGAACTATAAATCCTGTAGAATATTTATCACTCTGAGGTTCGCAAAAAGATGCTATTTGATCTGCTCTTGTACCTATTATAGCTCTGACAATTGGAACCATAAATGATGTTTTTTTCAACATTTCATAAGACATTGCATATGGTTTATCCTTGTAACCAAATGAATTATTGAAAGAGTATGGATCAATTATGTACGATTTCTTTTGAGAATGATCTCTTTTTTGAACGTTATCTATGATTGATGACGCTTTGATTATGTCTGTAGGGTGTGTTGATACGATTGCTTTATTTAACAATATATTTTTACGCACTCCAAGTTGTTGCTCAACTTTTTCAAGACTTTCTAATTGTTTATGTATTGGTAGATTTTTCATATTTTTGTACAGTAATGTCGAGTCTTTAATAACTGCTTTATTGTTTAGGTATGAACTTACTGCGTTGTTTTCCCGCCTTAACTTTCATTTTAAAATACTTTGAAAACTCGCAAGCAAAAAATTCAATTTGATGTAGGGAAATATTATTTTTACCTATTGAATATCCTTTTTTGTAATCTTTCCAATCAATGTACTTAAAATCACCATACTTAGACAAGTATTCTTCACTTAAATCTCTCAACCAAGTTATCGCTTGTATTTGTTCTTTTGGCTGTAATGATGGGAATATTAATCTTATCCCTAATGATGCTCCTGGACCAACATTTGTATAATCATTTTCATTGTATTCAAATATCTTTTGTTTCCAGTATTTACCTATCATGATTAAATCTAAGTAAAATTCGTGAGACATGAACGATGAGACTCCTTTGATTTTTTCTGTGTTTTTAATCAATTCTTTGATCGATTTTGAATTTAATATAACTTTTATCAACGAGTGTAAACTTTCACCAACTAACACTGCATAAGCAAAATCTTTGAATTTACCATCTACTTTGTCATCCCAATTATCTGGTGTTTTAGAAATACCAACAACATTAGCCATATATGCAGTGTGCCAAGGATTCCCAAATTTTCTTCTGTACTGCTTGACCTCTTCCCATAGTGACTCTGAATCGAAATTTTCATAAGATTGTAAGCTGATTTCTCCCTTTTCAAAAGAATCTGGTAAATTGAAAAATCTGTAAAGAAGTGTTCTAAAGACCACACTCTCTACAGATTGATTATGTTCGATTAATATATTATTTATTATGAATTGACTTGATCTATCTAATTCACGATAAACATTGGTGAATTTATAATCTCTTAATATTTCATCATTAGTCCAAGGTCTTTGTTGCTTCAATATATTTCTTTTATACCAAATTTCTTGCCTTTCAAACATTGTTTTGAAAAACAAATTCAGATTTTCTTCATTGATGTCTTCTGTATCTGGTGGTAAATATTGAAGTATGGATTGATTTATACCCTTGACACCTTTTAAGAATTCAAAATTTTGATTCATAATAATTACTTTTTACATATAATTATTCTGTCAAAAAATCCTGGATAAATACCATTAGGATATTCTTTATCAAGACTTGGCATGTATAAAACTTCACTAAATCTCTCTCTCAGTTTGTTCATTCGCTTATGGAAATTTTCCATGCTTTTATCTTTTGTCAAGTGGTATTCCATCACTAATTTATCACATTCTGGTAATAAATCTTCATCTATAAGTCCAAATTCAGCGCCTTCAATATCCATCTTTATTCCATCGAATTTCATATCTTTTATATAAGAACAATGGGTGTTTTTCAATACTATCGTATCTTTAGTATTTGGTATTAATGAAGTTCTGTATCTGTCGGTATCTTTACCACCTTTATAGAATTTTAATGTCGCTTGTCTTTTATTACTAATAGCGCAATTTTCAATACTCCATTTTGAATCATCAAAATTATTTTCATAATTCATTTTCATAATTTCGAAACAATCTTCATCTGGTTCATAAGACAATATTGTTCCGCCATTATTCATAACATATAATCCAAATGCACCGATGTTTCCGCCTAAATCTAACCATTTTTCACCTTCTTGAACATCGAATTTATATTTTACACTTTTGTAACACTTTTGTTGCAATACTTCTTTTAAGCAATTAAAATCTGTAGTGCCTTTTCTATGTAAAATAGACATTTCATTCATTTCAATCAATTCTAATTTATTCAATTCATCTTTATTCATACCAATTCAATTTTTCAAAATTACCTGTTTCTAAAAATTCCCACATATCTTGTTCTTTGACTTCACCTCTTAATAATCTTGAATCAATTAATTCATTACGACCATCCCAAAGCAACTGCCAATCTATACCAATCCAACTATCTTGTTCGCATTTCTTGATATCTTCAGCTTGTCTATCTAAATAATATCCAAGATATCTACCGTGTTTTCTTCTGAATATTTTTTTGAAAGCGCAAAGAGTTGTTTCAAGTGAAAAATAGTCTACATCTACATCTCCATATTCAATCTCTATATCAGACAATATTTTTCCTGCTTCATTGTCTAAAAGATCATACATTTCTTTGTCGATTTTTATGTCATTTTCTGGGTCTAAAATATACTCTAATCCCAAAGAATATATCAATCCATTTCTATGACTTTTGCTCGAACTTTCTTTCAATAATAAATCTTTCGGCTCTACATCTAAATCGCAAGTTTCTTTCAATGTCTGTAAATAGAACCAACTTAAATACCTACCAAATTTGAACCAATTTTTAGTGATTTCTTTTTGCATAGTGTAAAAATTAGTCACACTATCGCTATTACACAATAAATCAAAGTATTCCTTTTGAGTTGATCCTTTTGACATTATGTTTCTTTTATAACTATCGAACATAGCTGGCAAGTGTCCCTTTTGCCACTTATTGTCAACTTGATATCTCAATCTTTTATAATTCTCTTGATTCCACTTATACAATCTTTCTTCATCTACATTTTCAAAATCTGGAAATTCATTCAATAAAATCCAAGCAGTTGAAACATTATAGGTATTTCCATATAACCAAGCAAACCAATATCTTTGCTCGATATTCAATTCCATACGTTTATTTACATAATTCATTAAAAATAACGCTGGATCGCAATCATGTGTTTTTAATGACCAATGATAATATTTCTTGAACAACTCCTTTCGCTCTTCATTGGCTGGTCTGTAATCTTTATTTGACATAATTAGATTCTATTTTAGTTGATGTTTGTTGATCTTGATCAAATAAATTTGGATCATGCTTCATAGATATTTTTGACAAAGAACCATTACCCATAAATATATATTTTACAAATGGTTCAATGGGGATTATTTCAACATCAAACATTGAATCAAATGCTTTAAATGTTCTTTTTATTATATCTTCCGTAGAAGCAAATCCATTGAATAATGGAATCCCATCTATTTCAATTACGCTTTTAAACATATGAAGTGGTCTGGTGTTGTTTCTGAAACAATACATTTTATTGTCTTCAAGAACTCCAGCAGCTACAGATGAATTAGGAAATTGAGTGAATGGTTGTTTTTTAGCTTGAAGACACTTTAATAATATCTCAGTATCATTCTTTGTTTGAAAATTAGAGTATCCAAAATGATCTTCCCAATTTTCAAATTGTTCTTGTGTGATTACACCATTGTGAACAACTGATATTCTGTCTGTTAATGGTTGATTGTATTTTAAATTTGAAGTTGAATATCTAACGTGTCCGATAATATATTCAGAATCAGGAAAAATTTGCTTTTTAATGAACTTTTCCGCTGGAATTGAGGTAATTATTGACTTAATACGTTTTCCTTCAAAATAAGCAATCCCTGTTGCGTGCTTCCCTCTTATTTGAGAGTTGATCAATAACTCTTTCAACACCATTTCAGATATTTCTTGATCTTTACACCTTAATCCTACTATTCCACACATAAATTTATTGATTTGATATATTAACTTTGCTTTGGTTTACGAATAGCGTTTCCATTAGCTGCGACCCGTTCATCTGTATCTTTTGTTAATCCCTTATTCCAAGGAATTTTACCTAACATCAATTTTCTACGCGCCTCACTACATGGTTTTGGTTTACGTAATTTATTTTTAACCTCTTCAGTATTCATAGTGATCTTAGCTGTATTTGATATTCTTTTACGCCAATCTGGATTCTCTAATCTATACTTATTCAAACCATCCATAACTTTTTTCTTAACTTCTGGTCTTGACATAGCTAATTTAGTATTATCTTTCAATCTTTGCAAAGTTATAGGATTTGTTAAATCAACTCCTTCATCTCCACCTTTTAGTATATTGTATCCTATCTTATTATTACAAGCATCTAATTTCTTGATGAAATAAATTTCTGCTTTATTTAATTGAGATAAAGAATTACATTTACATAATTTTTTAATAATAAAATTTTCACACCCATATTTAGATATTGCTAAATGTAATATAGAGCATCTAGGCTTGATATTTTGCCCATATTTTATGTGTTCTTTAAATCTTTGTTCAATGGTTTTAGTTGTTTTACCAATGTAAAATTTACCGTTTATTTGATTTGTTATCTTATACACAAACATAAAAAATGGATGACTCTAATGTCATCCATAATTCATAACTGAAAATGCGATTAAAGGTTGATTATGTCCACCCCTGCCCCTTGGAAGCGTTCTTCAATTTTATCTGAGCTTTAGCATTGTCACCAGACATGATAGCAGTCATTTTGTTGCCATCTGCATCAACTCCTTTGGCGATGTAGCGACCCTTTGTAATGTCGATTACCGCATCAAGCATTGGGACATTTTTTTCTTTTGTTTTTACACAATAAGCGGTGATTCCATCAAATTCTACTTCTTTCTTCGCTGCTTTTTTTACTTCTTTAGCCATCTTGATTTGTTTTTAATTATTAATTTTTGTAAATACTTATGTATTATGTTCGATGTAGGTAACTTTGATTTTAATTACAATTTATCTAATTCTTGTAAAATTTTCACATGTATTTCATCTTGATGTAAAGAAGCATCTATTTCTACTGAATATTTACAACTTGTTTTTACTTTTTCAAACATACTTTTAAAACCCTTAAATTTACCAGATACATTTTTTATGGTCTTTTGTTCTAAGTTATCGAATTCATATTCAACAGTATAATCAAAATCTGCAATATCTGCGCCATCATTGCCACCTTTTTCAATCATTTTACAGACTCTCCTTTCTACAACTCTTTTCAAGTTATCTTCAACTGTGGGAAATTGTAATAATATTACAATTATATCAACTGAATCTGGAAATTGAGTGAAAATATCTAACCAAGTTGACGTACACATTATTCCATCAACTATTATGTATTTTGGATTTTGACTTAATAAGTAACAAAATGAAAGGTCAATACCACTTTTAGTATTTATAGTATCTGTACCTGTACATTGATTGTCTTTCAAATGTCCTACGTGACAAGAATTGTCAAATATAGTAGCTTTCAATTCGACTTCTCCAAAATTTTCAGTAATTAATTTTTTTGATGTTGGGTCTGATAACGCTTCGTGTAATAATTTAGATTGAGTAGTTTTGCCGCTTGCATTACTACCCAAAAACCAAATTAATTTAGCTTTATTCTCCATCTAATATCTTATTTATTGGATCAATCAATCCAGTTTCTTGAAGATGAATCTGATATTGTCTTTCTACCTCGTCAACTTTTTTCTGAAATCTTTTTGGAGCATCGTCGCCTAAGAATTTTCTAATAGCTTCATCACATAATTCTCTTCCGATTTCTGGAGTTGTAACGAGTACGTTCGCTTCACATTTTCTTGCCCCAACTGTTTTTAAATATTGTTGAACGTATGGTAATTTGTGATTTCTATGGCTGACGTGCGATAAGTCTATTCCACCACCTGTAATTAAATTATCTATCCAAGTGTAATTGTTTTTTATTATGAAATCGTATTCTAAACCGAATCTTTCAATTATCAGATTATCTGGATCATAACCCGTTTCGCCATCTGTCCAATGTATATCTGAAATATCTCTGATATTTTTACGCATTGTTTCTGAAATCCTCTTACCATCTGGATCATGGTCTCCACAGTACAATAATACACATTTCAAACCAGCGTCTTCTGCTTCTTTGAATCTTCTTGCGTAATCTGCTCTTTGTAAGATGGATTGCCAACCTTTAGCATTAGCAATAGGTATTTTGTAAATATCGCATACTGGCTTGAAGAGTGTCAATAAATCTATTTTCTCAACAACCATTTGTATGTAATATTCTTCACCAACCCACCATTCTGGAATGAAATATTTTGAACCATCTAGTACATCTCTTAACATCCATTGTAATGTATCCATTACTGTACCTGTAGAAGGTTTTGATATACCGTGGAATAATCTTGAAGATTCCTCAGCAATAAAGTCTACTGGTAGCAAACCTTCCTTGCGACAACGATTTACAGCATTTTCAACTTTATCAAATTGAGCCTTTGTTATATATCCTTCCTGTTCCATTATGTATCCCCAACCTCTAGCAGATACCTTAAATTTTATCTTATTTGAGATAACAATCATTATATCAGCGAATTGCTTTAACTTTTTCTTGCTGATATTTTTTGTAAAGTCAAATTTAATTTCTTCTTCCATGTTTATTTTCTGTTTTGATAGTAATAATAGTGTCTTATGTTTGGGTATTTAACTCTGTATTGGTTTGTAATCTTTTTGAACATCTTATTATTGAAATAAAAATCAAAATCACTGACCCATATTTTGTATATTTCTGATTTGTCGCCTTGAATCTCTAAATCTATATCAAATTCCACTTTGGGAAATATTGCTGCGACTCCAAGTATTATTTTATCTATAGACATTGAGGTACGTTTATTTCAGACCAATGCGTAACTCGTATGTTTCCAAACATTCCTTCAACCACTATAACATTATCTGTAACGTTGTAGTATGCAAATCTGACTTCTAATTTTTTGTTGAAACTCTTAAAACCAACTCGAACCAAAAATCTATTTGTTACTGTATCTCTCGTTGGTTTCAAAGGATTTTGTTTGATTTTTTTAATTCCAACTAATTCTTGTATGGAATTATTATCCTTCTTTGTTTCTGAATATTCTCTCCAATCAATCATTGTCAAATAATTTTAATTTTAATTGACTTAAAAACACTTTAATTCCCTTGATTCTTTGGAATTTACTTGTGTTTTGATCACGCTCTTTTGATTTTCCATCTTCAAATGATTCAATCTCGATTGCTTTTATAGAGGCCACAGGAATCATAGACTCAACCATTTCAACGCCTTTTATAGAGTTATTGAATTCATTGTCTTGTTGCTCAAGATATTTCACTGGTTGAGTGTTGCCTTCTTTGACTTCTTGCTTCAAGCACTCTGGTCCAAAACCTGATATTATACTATCTGGATTGGTCAATGATTTGCCACATCTACCACATTTACTCAAATGATACATCTTCACTGTCTTAGGTATATTTTTAATCAATAATGATTTACACCACCATTCAATAGCCATAACACCCATAGTACCTTTTATTTGAGCTGATTGTGAATTCAAAAATCCTTTTTGTTGTGAAAAACCCCCTAAAAATTTATAACTCTTTTGATCATCATTATTAGACAAGCAAAGCATATATACCCAAAACACACTGGGATCACCTTGATTTTGTTTGAATTTATAAGTGAATCTATTTCCAGATTTCTCATTTTTTATTGTGAATATTGCGCTTCCTCCTGTTATGAATCTCAACATACCGTCATAATCTGGTATTTGATATTCTTTAAATTTTGTATTCATTTGTTTTGCATTTTTTAGATTTTAGGTAATTTTTTGAATCTTTTCACAAATTCTAATATTGCTTCTTTGTCTCTTTTTTTACAAAGTAATATTAATTTGAAATTATCTAAGATTTTGTAATTTGACTTTGGTTTATTTGCGTCTATATATTCTTGTAAAAATTCTAATACAGTATTAATTTTTGCGTTTGATTGTATTAAAGTTCCGTAAACTTGTCTTCTCATCTTATTATTACCAATGTGTATTTGTTTATTTGGGCATATCCACTTGATCATAATCTTTTCACCAGAGTGTGATCCTTGAGTGATTGTGTAGATATTATTTATTGATATAATACCTACGCTTTCAACTATTTCGTATTCTTCTGACTTCATTATTTAATAATAATATCAAAATCTTTTTCAGGATATGAATGTGATCTTTTTAAGCAATTTTCTTTTGCTTCCTGATAAGTTTTGAATTTACCCAAAATAATAATTTGCCCTAAGACACTATTTCTGTTTTCGTATTCTACAACTTGAAACACTTGAACCGCTTCAATTAAATTATCTGGAGCAATCAATGATATTTTACCAAAATATTCACAAGTAACATCTGTAACTTGTACTAAATATATTGTGTTACCAAGCGATGTTCTGATTCTATCTATGACTTCAACCTCTACTTTTATAGCCTTATTGCTGAATTCTAATAGAGCTATGAATTTTTTGTTTAAATTTTTCATAATTTTAAGTATTAACTTATTAACATAAACTTTGCTAACTCTTTCCAATCTGATTCAATCTCATTCCCATCTTCATCATGAGAAATTTGATCTTGGCCAGCTCTTATTTTTACAACCTTTTCTAATGATCTTAAGCTGAATTCACGGATTTGGTCAATGTTTTCTTTGATTAAATCTAAAGACTCTGTTTTGTACTCTAATGGGTATTCTACCATGAAGTCCTTACTTGTCTCAACAATAAATTCCATTCTTTTCAATTTATCAACAGTTGACATAGTCAAATCAATACTCATTGATCTGCTCAAGATAGCTTGATCAATCTTGTCTTGACTTTTGTTTGATATGAATATCACCCTGCCTGTGAAGTCGAAACTGTCTGGTAATTCTGGATCGCTTGTTTTGGTAATCCAGCTGATCTCTCTACTGTCGTAAGAATCTAAAGCACCTTTCAATAAATTCTTTGCTATCTTATCATCAAGAACTTCATCACAATCGTCAAATATTATCAACTTACCATTATGCTCATAGAGAGTTCTATATAATCCTCTTGGAGTTGAAAATCCTTTTATGATTTCAAAATCCGAACCTTTCTCTAAATCTTTGATCAAGAGTTCTCTTTTAACGGTGTAAGACTTACCTAATCCACCTTCGCCTGTTATTATCAATGAAACTGATGTTTTATTGATAATCATTCTGGTTAATTGAGATAAAAAGTCAAATTTCTTATTTATATCCCATTGTTCTGATTTTGGTGGTGAAATTTTTATTTCACCGTAATCAGTATTGTCAGAGAATCCTGGAAGTTGATTGTTGATTTGAAACAATGTTTCAGCGTTTGCTATTTTTTTGATGTTGTGAAGTTCTCTTTCGTATGATCTGCCATCTTCTGCTTTGATATACCCTTTACCATTTGGACACTTGTGGCTGTAAATCCCTTTCAACATTTTACCTTCTCTTGTGTTGATGATTACTTTGTCTCCTTTTGAAAAATTTTCTGATTGCATTTTTGCGCTTGTTTTAGTGTTGAAATTAATTGAATAAAAATAATAATGATAACTTTATTGCTATTATCGTTGAAACAATTATTAGCAATGTTTTTCGGTGATTTACGATGTATTGTGAAAGTTCTCCAACCATTTGAATAATGGTTGGTTCTTCTGGTAATTCAATCATATTTGATGGCTTACCTAATATTGCAATAATACACTTATCTAATAACTTTGATGTGTTTGACTTTTTCATGATAAATTATAGGTTTGATTTTATTATTTTGTTGAGTTTAACACTGGATATATATGACCTTCATCTGTTGATAATTCACTACCTTTGAACCAAAATGAATGTTTGTTTATCCATTCATCTCCACTTATTGTCAAAGCGCCATTGAATTTTATCTTTGATCTCATTGAATCTGACAATTCTGATCCTTTATGTAAAATGTTAGAGTAAATATTTAAATCACTCAAATATTTTATATCTAATTTCTTACATAAAGATTCTTCAAAGTTCATTCTCCATCTCAACCCCTTTTCAGTCTTACCATTATTTTGACTATATGAATGTGTCATTGATAATAATTGACATTGAAAATTTCTAGACTCATAAATCTCAAACCAATGCCAAACCCCCTTACCATAAGTGATTCCTATTTGAGTTGGTAAGTGTTCTATTTGATTAACTTCAAATCTAATATTTGCTTCTGTAAGTAAATCTGTAAATTTTTGTAGAGTTGTCATGATTTTGTGATTTAGCGTTTAACATTATTTGTTTGTTATGGCTAATATCTAATAATTTTTTGTATAAAAAAATTTTTATGTATAAAATTTTAAATTATTTTTAAAATCCTTGTAATTTGTGTGGTTTATAAACATAAAAAATCCTCTAAAATATTTAGAGGATTCATAATATTATTGATATGTAAAATTTGATTTAAATAATTACATATCCATCTTTATCTTTCTTCATGTTTTGCAATACTCTCCAATTTGAAAATCCAATCTTATCAAAGTGAGGCATATCTTTAAATGAAGTCCAATTGCCACCCCAATTCCAACCATATTTAGCAAAAACTCTTACACATTCGTCCCAGTCTGATACTTTATCACCATCCCAGTCTTTATGTGTGTCCCAACTTGCTACCTTACCATCAATTATCAAACAAATATCAATAGCGAATCCATAATTATGTACAGATTGACCTCCCTTAGCATTAGTAACTTTTGGTCTTTGTTTATATAAAGCATCTTGTTCAGCAAAAGTGCGCAAACCTTGTGTAATTCTAACTTGCGACTTACCTGTGAGTAAATTATTACATTCATTGATTATATCAATCGCTTCTTGTCTAACTGACGGGTGTAATTTTGATATTCTATTGATTGTTGCTTGGTCTATCATGATCTTGTTTTTTATTGTTGGTGGCTTCTTTTATTGATTCACTTATTTCAGCACCAAATATCTTCTTTGAAATCATTATCAATATATTACGCAAATAATTCAATAATGTGGTCACTAAATCAACATTTTGTATTTCAACTTTGGTTTTAGCTGATAAAATATTTGTCAAGCACGATAAACCTTCATTCACTATTAATATTTTCATTGTAAATTCTATAGCCCAAAGGAAATCTTGATCAACACCCTTACCTATTAAGGCAACAATCATTGGTATCAACAATATTAAAAATTTAGTTGTAAAACCCCACAATAATTTTTTAAATGAAAATTGATAATTTAATGCTATCACCTTCACAACTCCTAAAAAAGTATCCATCAACATAAGTGTTGAAAGTGTGGTCATCATCTCAGCATCTATTTTTAAAAATACAAAGACTGTATATAATGAATATTTTATGAAGACGCAAAAATTATGGAATTCTATTCCAAAATAATCTGATAATTCAACGTATTTATTTGACATGTTTTTTAATTTTAACAAGTAATAACTGCTAAAAAACAAAAAAGAGGTTCTAAATTTAGAACCTCTGATATTTGAATTAATATTGTCAACCTAAACACCACTCACATCATGATCTTTGGAAAACAATGAAAATAATGCAACTCCTAATGTTACAATTGTTGCTCCAACAGCTTCAGGAATTAGACCATAATAAGTTGCGATTCCAACAACTGCTGTAATTATTCCCGTAATGGATGTTTTGTAATTTTTCATAATAATTTGTTTTAATATTTAATGTTTAATTTTCCAATCTATTGCTTTTAAGCAATGATTCTTTTCAAATAATTCTAATCTTTCAACTAACCAATATCCTTTTGGTTTTAATTTTTGTATTCATAATTAATTATATTAGTTTGTAATTTTTACGGAGGATACAAAAGCTGTATCTGCGTCCGCCAACGCTATTGAAACAAAGATATAATTACCCACTTCAGTGTTAAAAGACGTACTATCAAATTCCGTTGAAGTTGAAATTATGTCAGAAGCTAAAGAGGTTGTAAAATCGTTCCCCAACAATAAATTATTTCTTAATGTAAATTGTCGGGACACCTTAGTTGTTAACTCAATTGTTGATGTCGTAAATATCGCTATTTGTGTTGCTCCTGCAAAACTGTTAGTTGTGTTTTTCCATATTTTATAAGTTCCTGTTCCAACTGCACCTGTTTTACTTACTTCAACAATAATATCTAAAATATCATTTACATTTAAAGTTTTAGCAGGTATAAAATAACTTTTTGCTTCGGTATCTGCTACTATACCAGTAACTGTTGCGCTTACCACAGTATCTCTAATTTTTAGAGGTTCATAAAATGGAGTTATATATCCTGTTGATAAGTTAGAAAAAGTGTAATTTTCCAACTCAGCAAAAGTGAAAGTTCCAAAAGTAACTGCTCCAAAACTTGGCGCTAATTTTAAAGAATTATCAACATATAAAACTGAAGTGTCTACTGTAACACCATCAGTTAAATAAGTGGGTGTGTGAAAAGATAACACACTATCTTTTGACTTACATCCATAAAGCCACATTTTTGTAGCGAGTTCTCCCGCCACAGTTCCACATCCAAAATCACCAAAATCTGCAAAGTTTACTCCATCTGATGTGGGATTATTTGCAACATCATTTATTCCTAATGATTCGAATGCCTCTACTCCAACATTTAGAGAATGTGAGCCAAACACATCTATCACATTTGGACCAAAATTTCTGTAATATTTTCCCGCAACCCTTAGAATAGTATGCTTAGTATGAGCTGAACTCCCGTTGTGAAAAGAAGAAACAGTTTGTCTATACCCATTATCAAAACTCTCGCAAAACGTTTCAATATTCTTTGATAACGTATATATGTTCCCTTGTGCGTAGTTGAAACCATCTGATGTGTTTCTATACGCCTTACAATTGTTCAACCATGTAACTCCTTGATTATCTGTTAACCCGAATCCATTTTTACTTGAATAAAGATATTCACAGTTTTCCGCTAAGTAATTAGCATATGAAGTTGCTGTAACTGTTGTGATACCTCTGTGACGATAGGCATACTGACCTCCCATATAAGATAGTCCTTCATTATATATATACCCACCATCTTTTTGAATGCGATTGTCAGAAGAGCTTTTAAGAATAAATACGTTAGCATCAGGAACACGACCGTCTTTTAAATTAAGATATAAAGTTGTAGTCCCTGTATTAATCCAATAGCTATTTGGCGTTGAATTTACAAGCGCTAAAGATGTCACTACTTCTAGATTTGTCTTGAATCCATTTGGATTTTCAAATTTAAAATCAACCACATTTATAGCTGTGACTCCTGAAACTGATGTACTGTAAGTGGTACCTGTATCAAGCGTGAATATTGGCGCAAGTAAGTTGCTTAAGATGAAAGTTTTTCCAAGTCCTTTCTTGATTATAAAAATATCTTCAACTCCTGATGTACTGCTTATTAACCCAAAACCATCTGATTGAATTATATCACCACCTCTTGTATAGATAAGTCTTGCGCCTGCTGTATTTATAGCATAAATTATTGTCTTAAATGCAGTTGTTGCACTTAAACCATTGTTTGAATTAGAACCATTTTGATAATCGACATAATAGGCTTGCATTTTGCTAACCTTGTCAGAAATTAAATCAAACGGTTTTTTGTCAATATTCCAAATCCCTTGTTGTTCGTAAATATTAAACGGTCTAAATGTAAACTCTGACGGATATTTAAAATTAAAATTAGATTCAATGTTTATATTTCCATAGATATCGCTTTCTACTCTATTAACAGACGTAGCTAATGTGTAACTTTCTTCTACCGTTTTAGAGGGGTAAGATAAATTAGAATTACTAATTGGATCTCTAAAAGAAAGATTGGTAGAAAAACCATTAATTTTATTTAAAATACTTAATTGATACCCTATTGAATTAAAAAACATATTTATATCAAATGCAGTATTAGAACTAGATAATTCAACCGATTTATTTAATCCTATTCTGTGAATATCTCCATTACTTAAATCTTCTTGAGAAAGATTCCATCCATAATAATTATGAATATAAGACGTCATTAATTGAATGTTTTCATCTCTTAATAAAAATTCTATAAGACCATTTACTAAGTTTATTGATGTGTATTGTTCTTCTTGACCAAGAAGTTTTAAAAGAGCTGTTCCGTTTTGTTTTAAAACTTCTTCTAATCCAGGATTAGTTATTTTTTTTGATTTTTCTATTAATAAAAGATTATCAGGAGTAATAGATGCAATAACACCTGTTCCTTTGTTTATTATTTCGTAAATATCTGGATTAGTAATATTTTTAAACGGTGTTTCATAAGGATTTGGTATAAATACTCCTGATGCTGTTTTGTAAATACTAGTCAATTCGCTGGTGTCTAAATTTTCAGCATAAATATAAAATTGATTACTATATATGTTATTACCTATTTGTATATATCCATCATCGGTACCATTATATATTATAGAATAATCATGTAGGATTGTGTTCCATGAAATTCCACTATCTGTAGAATAATGCAATATTATATTTGGATTGTTATAAATACCCCCTCTTGACCATAATATTGCACCATTATTAGTAGAATGAAATATTACAAATAATGGATTAGATATTAGTTTTTCACCTACTAAAACATTTACTTTACTTCCATCTTTAAGAATTGTTCTTTCTTCTTCAGGTAAGTTTAATATGTAGTTACAAATACTCTGTTCAAAATTTACAATTTGAGAAAGTTGTAAAATATCAATCTCTATTTTTCTGACTACTGCGCCACCTCCAGAAAAATCAATATAAGCACTGCCACTCCAACGGTATTGTGAATTATCATCAAGTGTTACGTATATTTTTCCAGTTTCTCCAGTCGCTGGCAAGGCTGCAAAATTAGCATATTCTAAAACATCATCTACATAACTTGGTAATTGCGCAGAGGGCACTTTACCTCCAACAAGATCTGCCTTAGTGTCAAGTAATACATCTACAGTTTCTTTTACATAAACAGTAGGGTCAGGCTGGGTCGTATCTGTTTTTACTGTTCCTGAATAATCAGAAGTTGCTCTTGCTATACCTGATGATACCGCTGATAATTCTTTGAAATTTTCTGGAATTGATTGCAATCCACCATTACCATACGATCCAGCAACACCCAACCATAGATATTCGTGATATTCGCCACTTTGAAACACACCTGTAATTATTACATACCCATCATTCTGATCTTGTATGTCTATGTTTGGCAATTGTCTGTTCAAAGAAGTAACAATATCATCACCTTGGTATCCTAAATCTATTATTTGAGTTGAAGAGATACCAGCGATATCTGTTGAAGATGAAGAATGTGACGTTATTTTCAGATTTTCTGGTAATATGTCAACTCCACCTACACCATAAGTTCCCTTACCGATACCTATTAATTCAATATAATAAGTTGCTGGATTCAAACCAGTTGATATTGATTTAAATGTTAATATTGATTGTGAATTGATAATGAATGTTGGTAATTGATTGATTACATCTGCAAACATTTCTACAGATGGAGCTGGTGGGAAATCAATTAATATTTGAGTCTTGATATTATCTTGATCAAATAAATTAGTTGGTATCGACACCACTTTACCTTGTGGGTCTAGTGCTAATACCTTCTGATTAGTGATGTTCTGTATATCTTGAACATCTTTTAATTGTAATGGTATGGGTACTACGTGTGGATCTGCCATGGTTGTATATTAAAATTGTAATGCTAATATTTGATCTGTCGTTAATTCGTACTTCTTATTGTCTTCTAAGTTTTTAGACAATAATTTAGAATATTGAATATCTGACATTGTTGATACTATTTGACTAGATATATGATTATATTTACTGCAAGCTAATTGCTCCTCTGTTTGAGGTTCGCAACGATTCATTGATCTGTCGTATTCATTTTCTGTTTGCTTATATGAATATCTAGCCACTTTAGGAAGAACTTTAGCAAATCCTCTGTATTCATATTCACTTATGAAATCATCTGGCTGTATTGTAATATCTTTAGATATTGATATCAATTCAGTGTTTAATTGCAATAATTGAGCATCTAATAATGGTAATAATATCGTATCAATCTGATCTTTTATCTGCTTACCAGTTTTGTTGAATGATAATTTATTATTTGAATAAGATCCAAAACTCTCAACAATCATTCCCTTTTCAATGTTATTATCCGAATCTACAGCACCTTTAGATATTTCTCTGACATACATAACGATTACATCTCCATTCAACACTTCTACTCTTTTAAGAGTGGATAATTCATTTTGACATTTTCTTAATTCATCTGCTCCTATCTCACCCTTCACTAAATCATTAGAAATTGACTTTTTAAAGTCCGAAATAGATTTTCCAGAGAATATTTCATATCCACCACTCTTAATATATTTTTCAACAAATTCTTCTTGAGATATTGCTGATTTATTTAAGTTGATAAAACCACTCAAATTTAAACGTCCTGATGCTTGATATTCTTCTATTAAATTCATTTATTTTGATTTTTTAATTATACAACTTTTTCATTTATAACTGCTGTAAATGAAAAACCCACCGCTGCGGGTGGGGTTTGTATTTTATACTTTATGAATTCCGACATCTGTAAATAGGCAGATATTGTGTTTGAGAATTAGTATTTCCAGTCCAGTATTTATTTCTTTATTGTTTTGTTTACGCTTATAAGAAAGACCTTGATTATTTTGTATATTTGCAATCCTCTCTTTATTAAGTGATTTTTGCTCAAGATTAAGATTAATTACATTGCTTTGATATTTGCACCTAAATATTGACACACCTGTATCGGTGTCAAACGTTTGGAGATTAAACTGCGCAATGTCAACTTGGTTAACCGCTTTTACAAATTTATCAACTTGGATAAATTTGGTTTTTGAATTTTGCCTCAGGTCAAGTGTGGAAGCTTGCAACCCCGTTATACCACCTATAAAGAATAACATAATTAAAAGGAACTTTAATGATTTCATCGTGAATTTAATAACTGTGTTTAATAATCTTAAGTGTCATTACACCCATGTATAGTCTAATGATATTTGGTGAGATATTACTCCAGCTGTCGGGATTGTTCCTACATGGTTTGTTAATATCTGGAAGAACTCTCCTGGGTTCACATATATCGCATTGTCTAATTCAAAACTAGCATTTGATTGAGTAACTAGAGTAGAGACAGCTTGTCCAGCAGAAATAGCTTGAATAATAGGAGTCATAACTCTAACAGGTGCTTTGGTGTTGGCTGCATCTACAGTTACTAATGTTGCTGCAGTGGCACCTTTCCCCACAAAAAATCTAGCAATATATGGACCACCAGTAATAGCTGTTTGTATGAAAGAAGCGATGTGAAAGCCAGTAACTTTCAATCTTTTACCTAAACTGTTTACAGTGGCTGCAGGAACTTGATATGACATCAGTATTCCATCTACACCTGCAGCTAGAGTAACTGTTTCATATACAATTCCACCTAAGCCAGTTACTAGAGGTGCTGTGTTAGTTGGTGCAGCTGCTGTAGGGTTGACTAAAGAACCACTTGTAACTGTACCAGCCATCAAAGACCCCATAACACCACCTGATAGACCTTGGTAGTCTCCATAACACATGCTACCAAATTCAGATAAAGACATAAGGAACACTGAACCACCTATTGAAGCAGAATACCCTTTACAAGTAGCTTGAAATGTTCCTCCTGCAGTACCTCCAGCTATAACCTGTTCAGCGAAGAATGGAAGAGTTGTAGACATAAATGGTTGGGCTTGACCCAATGGGATTATCATATTCGACTGAGACTGGTCATTTACCCAAAAGGTAACTTTATTGTTACTGATAGTAGCCATGAATTTATTGACCTCAGCAGGATTAGGGAGAAACTGCATAATTCCAGTAGGAACTAACGTACCATTATGATTCAAAAACCCTTGCACACCTGCAGAAGAAATCTCCCAATAACAACCATCTGTTGGTGTGAATGGATTTGTGTTTGGAGTTAAGCCACTTCCAAATCTAACTATCGTATTAGCAGGAACAGCACCTGAGAATGACCATTCCCATTGGTCTATTCTTCTATTTCCCCCAGCTAAGAAAGGAAATGTAGCATAAGTTTGAAGTCTGACTCCAGTACTTGCAGTTGTAATATTACCACCATTAAAAATCAAACCTCCAGATGTATATACGGCTGTCATGGTTGTATTATGCACTTGATGCTTTTTCACATTCTGAGCTGTGTAATTAAAAGTCTCATCATCTAACATAGTATCTAATGCAACTCTCAATCTATAATCATCATCTGTTTCTGGAGGTAGGGTTAATCTTTCTCCAGTGACAACTCCATCATCATTCTCAGAGAACATTGCATTAGCATTAGCATTACCACCACCAACAGGAGTTCCAGTTGGATTCATCCCTGGACTCTTTACCATTGAGTTTTTTAAGTCATCCACTTCAGCTAGATTTCCTGATACAGCTCCTTCTTGAATTGCCATAGTCTATGTGTTTATTAAGTAATTAAATTTAAAATTCCCCCTTACAGATGTTCTTGAATTCCAAAAACATTTAATTGTTGTTGAACTAGTGACAATACCGTTTACGCCAATGAAATCCATTTCAGACTCATCTGCTAGAGTCCCCTTTCCAGTGTATGGTCCAGTAGCTTGAAATATCATCACCTGTTTTCCAACAACTAGTCCTGAAGACGTTATGGTGAAGTTACCACTTTTTTTTGATATTCCTAAATTCACCTCTACAGTTGTAAAAGAAACGCTTCCACCTCCTCCAACTGGGACAGTTACATACTGACCTCTTTCATCAAGATATTTGCCTGTCCCAGTAGGATTAGATTTGTTTATTATCTGTTTACCATCCATTATACATTGTATTCAAAAGATACCTTATCAGTAATAGCTAATTGATAACCAGCAATAGATCCATTCCAATGTAATTTATCCGTAGAAATTATTGTATTGAATGCTCTAGCTGTTGCCCCAGAATCTCCTGAAAAATAGCAATCTTTTGTTTTCAAACCATTTCCAACTTCAGGTTCATCTCCATTTATTGTGACTTTAACATAACTTCCAGATGCTGGCGTTGATGCTATTCCTGTTGCGCAAGCTACATCCCCATCAATTATAGTTACGCTTGCGGTCATAAATTTATTACTTGTCGATGGATTTGCGCTAGAAAATGTCACAAAAGCTGTAACTGTAATGGCAGTAGTGCCTACAATGATTGCTCCGACATTTGTTATTCTGAATGACTTATTTACATCTGTTCCTTCTTCAATGCTTGTAGCTGCTTGTGAAGTTACTTCACTGTTACCATCTGCGTCGGTCGCTCTTGTCATCGGCACAGCAGATCCATTCCAAATCCAAATAAAATTTTGACTACCTGTTGTTTGAGCGTATAGTAAGATTCTATCCCCTACATTCAACGCTACTCCATCTAATGAAGCTCCAGGAGAAGTTATATTTACATTGATTCCTACCGCTACTCTACATGATGCTTTCCAATCTTGATTATTGATAGATTGAGTGATCGCATTATCAACATAAGTCTTACTTGTTGGGCTATTAGCAGTACTTGGTGTAGTTGGAAGAGAGGCAATCTTTGCTTCTGTAATAGTAGCATCTTTGATTTGTTTTCCGTCTGTCATTGTTTTGTAATTTTAAAATTAATTTATTTTTCTAAATATTATGTGATCTCCTATCTTTAAATTAAATTCATCTAACCAAATTAATCTCCAAGAATTATTTATTTCTTGAATTAAATAACTTTTTGTCTCAAAATACACTAAATCATTGATAAATAAATTAGATTTTATAGGTTGAGAAAATATATTGAATTGTATTTGATCATCTTGGACAACTGACAATTCCAGATCATTATATCCAGTTCTTAGACTATCTAACCATTGTTGTTCTGTTCCGACAAAACCATTGTCTAATGCTGTTTGATACGCTGACTTCCCAACTAAACTATCTAAGAAGTCTTGTTCTGTTCCTATGTTACCATCTAACAACCATTGTTCATATGCACTTATAGCTATATTTAAAACATTCTTTGATTCAATCTCTATTTCATATGGATTTAATACTTGCGTAACATCAACTATTGTTTGATTATTTGATTGCTCAATTATTATTTCATTTACAATGACTTCACTAGTTATCTCAATGTGCTCTAAACAACTCATCTTTTAGCTTATTTTACTTTATTGTAATCCACTTTCTATTGGAAATATTCCTCTAACAAATGTTAATCTGTCACCATTAGGGAATGAAAAAATAACTTCATAATTGTAATTATCCTCTTCCCAATTTATTATTTGCTTTGGTATCCCTATTTCTCCTAATAATGGGTTTTTGATAACTAAATCTAATTTATATTTATTATTATTTCCAATACCTTTTAAATACATAGAAGCCTCAACATTTGTTAAATCTAATGGTTGGGAATTGTTTTTTATAAAATAATCAACCCCACACCATGTATTTCCACTTGTATGAATTGGTAATAATGTACTTTTTGTGCTCATTTTGTAACTTTACCTGTTAATAACTGCTAATTCAACCAATCAATTTATATAAAATTATAATTGAATGAATTTATAGTTGCTTTTCTTGCCGCTTCAACACTTATCCAACAACACATACTAATATCATCATGGCCATCTGTACTTTGCAATCCTTTATCTGTAAAAGCTATTGAAGTGAATTCAAGAGTTAATTGGTCAGCGAAATCTTTTGATCTTTGATCACCTACTGGTATTTTAAATTTACCTCTTTCAAACATTATAGCTAAACTTGGTAATCCTTGACGCATGTCGTTTTTCTTTCCAGTTGTGGTGTGACCTATTACTGGTAATCCTTGACGCTCTGCTTCTTGAACAAATATCTGTTGCATTTGGTTTTGTTCTAAAAGCATCAAATCTGGTCTGAATGAAGCATTGATATTTTTTAATACTGCTATTTGTTGAGCATATGTTGCACCCTTTGCTCTGTAAGCATTCAATAACCACATATTTTCACTATCATCTATACCCCAAGTCAAAAATACAGAATAATCCGCACCAACACTTGATGAAATAGCAAAATCGCAACCTGTGACTACTTTACTGAATTTAACTGGAAAATTGTCTCTACTTGTTACTAAGGTATAATTTTCCATTCTGAAAAAAGCAGTGTTCAATATCTCTATTGGAAATATCGTACTATCTGATGTGATCGGTCTACACAACAATTCACGACTAAAGATCAAATTCCCTTGCGATTGTCTTTTATCCATCAAGTCATCATATGACCATCTATTTTCCCAAAGTATTCTACCATCTGGATAAATAGCAGGATATTCAAACACTCTCCAGTTTTGTTTGGTTTTTAAATCTCCATATAAGTCTTGATTATGGAATGGAGTACCGACAACCCTAACAGCTCCTCCAGGGACAACCATGTTCATAATCACAGCGTGAAAATAATCTATTGATTTTTGACGTTGTTGAGCTGAATATATTACGTTGTCTTTTAATCCATCATCAATGATGATCCATCCTGGATGTGCACCTCTTACAGCGCTTCCAAATCCCTTTACTGTTAATCTCGCTCTGTTCTTACAAGTGATATCTGTTTTTGACCAATTTGTTTTATCAAACAATCTATCATTCAATATATCGTTGTCTTGAATACTCTCTCTTAATATAGCAAGTAAATCAATCGCTTGTTGAATACTGAATGAGAATAGGAATCCACGTTTATTTTTTTGTTCTCTTGCTGAATTATCTTTTGGTTTGAATCTGTACAATTCCCACGCTGGGTATGCATTACTGAAGAAGTAAGATTTTCCATGATCTCTCGCTGCCATTACAGCAGTTTTATCAAACTTTTGGACAATATCTGCCCAATCAAAATGATGTGGTGCCATTTCAAAGTCTGACATAACTGAATTGATGAAATACGCTAGATTTTCACATCTGTATGTCTCTTCTACTGATGATGTTAATTTGTCTAAATATCCAAATGATGATGTTTCTATTGATTTAGCTTTATTTGGATACATTGTATTATAAGTCTCTTCTAACAATATATCAAATAAGTTATTCAAATCTGATCCGTTGGCTGAACTGTAAATTTCTAATATTGCCTCTGGCGATAATTGGTTGATTATTTCTTCAGTAATGCGATAACTTTCAGTCATCTTATTGAATGTCCAATTTGGAAACTTCACATCATTTATTATATTGTGTTGATCTGCGAATGTTAACAACGGTATTTGTTCTTCTATATACATAAAATTGTATTTGATTAAAAAGCAAATATCCCAACAAGCTAATGTTGGGATTTACCTATATTATAATTGAAGTGATTATTCTGCGTCTTCCCATAGATGGTTTTTTAGAATTTTTTCTGTCTCTGTTACCATTGGTGCTTCACAATTACAAGCGCCATCTGTACAACAATCTGTCTTTGGCTTCTTCTTTCTTTTTGATTTGATAACTTCTGGTTCTTTAACTTCAATGTGATCAACTCCACATGGTTTACAATCTGGAAATGATTCACACTTCTCTAAGCAATGTCCAGCAATCAATACTTCTTGATTATTTTCTCTCGATATTTGTTCCTCATACACTTTAACATTTTGATCTAATGAATTGAATTCATGTTTAAGAATTTCAATTTGTTTTGTAACTTCAGATTGAAGTCTTAATGTATTTTCTAACAAATCTTTTGGCGTGAATGTAAACATCCAATTACGCAAGTGTGGTTTAGCTTCTAAATCAACTGGGTTGATGAAGTTATGAATTGATAAGAACTCAACCAATTGATCAACTTCTTTATTAGATATTGACTTTCTTTTGACTGATTCTATTGAAGATTTAATCAATTTTTTGTTGAAAAATATACCTAAATTATCTTTTTGGTAATTTCTACCCTTTTCAGCTAAAGAAAGAATATTACACAATAATTTTGCTGAATCTAGAGCCTTTGATTTTTCAACCTCATTGATTTGAACTTCTTGGATTTGCTTTTGCCTATCTTGATCAAGTACGCTGTAAATGTATTGTTGATTTAATTTTTCTTGAATTGCTGGATTGATTACTGCTAATTCACAACCAGCTAATGCTGTATATTCTTCATTTGAAGATTGTTTTGCGTCATTTATTAAATCATCTAATATTTTGACGATTCTAGGTTCATTACAGCCAATGAATATTGGTAATTTGTTTTGCGATTGTTCCATTGTTTTATTTAGTTTAATTAAGGTAATTCAAAAAATCTTCTTGATTTGATAACTTCTTCTTTTTCTCCTGCTTTTGGCTTGTCTGCACTTGGAGTGAAATCTTTCATTAATCCTATCCATAAGTCTCTGGTGGCTATACAGTCATTCAATGCTCCGTGAGCTGCTTTGAGTTTGATTCCAAATCTATTGCAACAACTTGTTAAGTCGAATGATTGATCTTTTTTAGACTTCCTTTCATACATCTTCATCAATCTCATTGTACAATAATACACTGGGTCAACAAAATCATATAAATCTTTTGAACCTAATTCAAATAGATGCTCTAAAAACTTTATATCAAATGAGAAATTATGCCCAACTAATATTGGCTTACTTTTACCGTTTGCCTCTGAATGTTTCTTGAATATCTCACCTATTTTTTGTAATGCTTTTTTGTGATCAAGACCATTATTTATCTCTTCCATAGATACTCTACTCACTTCAAGTGCTCTCTTTGATATTTCTAAATTATCATAGGGTTTGATGAATGTTTCGTATTGTTCTATTATTGAGAAGTTCTTTGGTTCCAATACAATCAAACCGATTTGAGTTATTGGATTTTCCTTATATTTGAGACCACCTGTCTCAACATCTAGTATTATGATATTATTCTTCAATTTCACAATATTGTTTCAGTTGACTTCTTATGTTATCTAAAGGAACTAACAATGAAGTGCCGCTTAATTTAACGTCAGGTAAAAATACGTACGCTTCTGGGAATTCTTGCTTCACTCTATTATAAGTCTTCATGCTTAAAAGTGATGATTGTATAGCATTGTTCATATCTGAATATGTGAACTTTAAATCATCTAATTCATTTGATAATTTTAAAATAACTTTCGATTGCTCTGGAGTCAGTGTTATCTTACTTGAACCGCTATTTGGAATAATAGCAGTTGCCACTCTTCTTTCAAATAATCCTTCACCACTCACATAAAAATAACTATTTGTGTTTATGTAATTAGGATAGTTTTCAAATACAGACATTACTGAATTTGGGATTGTTTCTTCAATATACTCTTTCAATTTTTCTGATATTATCAATTGTGTTGATTGAATATTTTTTTTCAATTCTTTAGTCATTGTTTCTGCAACCTCTTGCGCAATTTGCTTCGTTATTCTACTCATCTTTTTCTTTTTTAATGTCTTTATCCCAATCGATTACCCAACTACCAAGTATTGTAAAATTCTTCAGAATCTCAACCATATGCTCTTTGTGTTTTGGTCTGTAAATTCTCACGAGTTGTTTTCTATAAGTTTCTGGAGATGCTGCTTTTCTACTCAATACTCCCATATACTGAACAACTTCACCTTGTGTAAATGGGTGGGTATAATGATCGTTAGATATTGGTAATGTTTTTGTTTTGAGTAATTTGATCTTTTCTGACATAATTATTGATTTATGTATAGAATAACCTTGAATAAGGTTACATAATGATTATATCTTCATCTTCATTCAAAATTTCCTTTATTCGCATGATTTCTGCGTCTCTAGAATCTTTATTGTCAAATATTATCGACAGATCATTGTAATTTGTACCTATCGCATTTTTATTGACTAAAATTAGGTATTCCATCTCACCTTTTACCGAATTATATTGCTCTGCTCTTTGGATTGAACGAAACTCCCATAAATCAAACATGTCTCCAAATATATCATCTGGAGACAATTTTATCTCAATCATTCTCTTTATAGCCATTATTTTATAATGTTTGATTTAATGAAGTCCAACAACACCAACCAATAAAGATAAATACTGCAGCTACTGATGCTAATATTATCAATATTTTGATAAATGCTTTGAATACCATATTACACCTTTCATCATCTAAACTTCCGTGTGATTTGTTCATACTTGTAGGCTTTATTAATTTTGTGGAGAGGGTTGGATTCGAACCAACAGTGATTTCCTATCAAGCAGTCTACTCCTATATAGACAATCCTCCCCATTTAGGGTAGATTGACGCTCTACCCAAGTTTCGTTTGATTACGCTGCAGCCTGTACAGTGTTACCAAAAAGATTTATAACTTTACCAGTTATTTGTTTGATTAAATCTATTTCTGCTAATTTACAACTGCTGTCAAAGCCAGACACCCCCATTTACTGCTTCAAAATCTACATCTGACTTCCCATTAAGGGTGTTACTAGATAGCTTATCTATACACTCAACAGAGTCTCAAAAAACCTAGTTTCATCTAAAGGATAGATTTTATGGTGCAGTAAGACCATTAGGTCAACCGATTTCTCAGAAGACTCCACCAGAAAGTTTATAACTAAAAACTTACAAAAAATCAACCAGAGCACCTGTAGATGTCTCCTCAGTGTTGGATTTCTCGTGGAGGTGGTGGGACTCGAACCCACGTCCAAACAGAAAATTCCAGAACTTCAAACAACTTAATCGCAGTGGTAGCAGGAGTCGAACCTGCATTGTTCTCGAGAATATCCTACCAGTTAGACGATACCACTTACATCTGATTCATACTTATATTATATCAGCAACTTAGTTACATTGATGGGACTCGAACCCACGACCCAATACTGGATAGTGTTGAGCTCTATCCAACTGAGCTTACAACGTAATCCACTTGAACGTATATTCAAGTAAGGTAAGGTTTTTATTTTACAAAACGAGCAAAAATAAATGATTTTTTGAATCTCCTAAAATTCAGACCATATAAAATTTTACAACAAGGATAACAATCAAACAACAAACCACCTGCAGCAACAAAAACTCCAATTTCTGAAATCAAGATGCCAATCTTGATGAATTTATTTATGATTTGGTAAGAACGTTCTCATTTTATTTGAAAAGTGAATATTTGATTACGCATCTTGTAATTAGTTTAAACCAACCATGCACAGTTGAAATTCTTCATTACATTCTCAAGGTCAAGAGAGGTGCTTTTCAACCTCAACCAAATTTACGTGAATCCATAAGAGTCAACTTGTATGTAAGCACTACATATTTTGTCCTATTCTCTAAAAACTCTACCAATATGCTCACTTGTCGTGGACTTGAAGGGAATCGAACCCCTGACCCGATGATTATGAGTCATCTGCTCTAACCAACTGAGCTACAAGTCCTTTTAAGAGTAGTTGATTGATTTCTCACTCACTTGATACTTTTTATCTCAACTACTCTCTTAGGAAGATTTATTATGACTAATTATTAAATCTGAATTGTATAACCTTGATATTAATTACCTGTGCTTCCAAATCCACCTTTGTTTCTTTGGGTTTGAGATATTTCTTCAACTAATGTTAATTCAGCTTGTTCAAACTTAGCAAAAACAATTTGAGCAATTCTATCCCCATGTTTTATGTGGAATGCTTCTGAACCGTGATTGATCAATATAACTCCAATTTCTCCCCTGTAGTCTGAATCGATTGTTCCAGGACTATTCAAAACTGTAACGCCATGTTTTAATGCTAATCCACTTCTTGGTCTTATTTGTGCTTCGTAACCATCTGGTATCTCAAATGAAATACCAGTTCTTATCAAAAGTGTTTCTTTAGATTGCAATATCGAATCATAAGTGTCAAAGTGATGTGGGGTGTCTGATTGCACTATTAAACTTGCTCTTAAATCTAAGCCAGCTGATCCTACTGTAGCATAAGATGGAAGGTTGAATCCTGAATTATTAATAACCTTTACTTTCATTTTCTATTTTGTTTTGATTGTTAAATTTTTTCAAATAATTTTGTAATACCTATTGCGAAAAATATCAAAATATGGTAACATGTTAAGTAATACATTGAGTTTGGATTATCTTTTCTTAATGTGTCTTCTAATATAATTAAAGTTATAAGTCCAGCTATTGGAATCATTAATAATGCTTTAAGCACTGTTGGTATATTATTCATTTGATTTTGAATTTTGTCTTGTTACCTTTAACCTTGATGCTCTACCTGTAATGGATTGTACTGTCCTTGGTATATGTTTTGATATCCAATCTGATCCGTATTTTTTGTAATTAAGAATTACAAATTCATCTTCATATTCACTCCATCTACCCATTCTTATGTTATCATCTACAACTGATGTTCTTAATTTTAGCTTTGATGCTCTATTGAGAACAGCTCCTGATGTTCTGTTCAATAAAGTTGATATTTTTGAAACCCCCCAATCTTGATAGTTCCTCTTTAAAAATTCATCTTCATCATGTTCCCATCCTGTTCTTTTAACATTAGGTGAATCTTCTTTTGTCTTCCGCTGGGGTTTGGATGCTTGTCTTCTTATTACTTTAGCAACTTGTTTTGAAGTTGTATCAACCTTATCATCAAAAAGTTTTTCAATTTCATTCAATTCACTTGGAAACAAGACTATTGTTTTCACATCTGTAAATATTACGGTTTTGTCTCTCACTGTTTTAAATGAACGGAATTTGAATGTGCGATTTCTGAACTTGAACTTTGCTCCTGAAGCTAAATTATGAAAGTCTATTGTCATATTCTTTATTTATTATTGGTTTTTCAAAATCTTCAAATTGATGAAGATTAGAACACTCTACAGTGTTCACTTGATTCAAGTATCCTTCTATTAAGCGAGTTGTTGTTTTGGATTCTTTTAATCTAGATAGCAACTCATCAACAAATTCAGATTTAAGCCTATCAAACACTTCGATACTTTCAGATGTGGTGTTGTCTCTGAATATTGACAATCTGGATGATTTTACTCTTTCAGCAAGATCTGCTTTTCTGTCTTCTTCAGTATTTAGAGTGAATATACTTCTAATATCTACCCAGATATTATGTAATTTTACATTAAGATTACGCATATATAAAAAATTTAGCTATTAATGAAGTTAATATTATTGACCAAAACAATGAAAATACGATTGCTGAAGATATTCCAGTTTCATTTAACCTTTGAGATAATGTTATGATTCTTATGAATTTTTTGAATGTTTTTTTCATGATAATATTTTTACACGTTGTATTAGATTTTGTTTGATTTGGCGATATTCACCGTTCTTAATGGTTGCTGTAACTTTGGTGAATTCATCTTCAATGTTTGGTGGTGTTGATCCTTTGTATGTGTATTCTTGACCGCCTCTTGTCTTATAAATAATTATATAAATATAACCATAACTAGATTCATATCCTGTCTTTTTAACTAACTGTAGACTTAATTCAACTTTTTCACCATTCTCATGTAACCAAGAACTATGTTGGGCTCTAATCATATGTTCATAATCTCTTTTTGAAATGTATTTCAATTGAACATTATTTATCCACTCACCTTTATTATCATCCCACTTATCACCAAGATGTTTGAATTTAATAATTTCTCCTAATTCAATCAATCTTTTTCTTGCGAGAACTCTTCTTCTCAATGGTTTTGAAGTGTTAAATTCTTTAGGGTGTCCAATTGCTCCCTCACCCGATAATACTCTGTTTAATTGCCAAACATCATCTGATTCTAAAATATTTACCATTTGAAGTTTACCAAATGGAAAAACAGTGTATGGAAACATTGCTCTTTCTGTCTTGGTGAATGATGATGTTTGACCTCTTAAACTGTCATCAATTTCTGGATGATAACCGAATCTTTTTTTGAATTTTTCAATAGCTTGTTCTTCTGATTTTGAAAGATTTTGTCTGTACGTGTATACCCAATCAGTCGAGACGTGAACATCTAGATTATTGATTTTCTCGTATCTTCTGATTTCAACCATATTCCACAAAGTGAAATATTCAGTTGCGAATCCGATTAATCTTGTTGATTTGCTATCTACTGACATAATACCTTAGATTAAATTATTATACAACTGGGCTTATTACCACCACTAGGGTAACTATAAGAACAACTACACTCCAGAATACTACGTTTACATAAGTTTGTGATTTCATGATTTTTGTGATTTAGCGTTTAACATTATTTGTTTGTTATGGCTAATATCTAATAATTTTTTGTATAAAAAAATTTTTATGTATAAAATTTTAAATTATTTTTAAAATCCTTGTAATTTGTGTGAATTATAAACATATTATTTCTTTGATTGTGCTCTGTTTTTTTCTCTTTAACGTCTCGAATTGCATGAACCAAATTATGTCTTCCATATAATTAATATCAAATATAGTTCCCATCATTGGAACAAATACATATTTTCTCCAATGATCACACCATCTGATCTCACCTAATGATTCGCTTGACTGTATTGATATTATTTCCCAGATATCTGTTTTATTTTCTTCTGATCTTTTATTCAATGATAATTTTAAACATCTTGAAACCATATCAATTTGATTTTAATTGTTAAATTTAAATAAATGTCATTTTTGCAACGGTTTTATACACAAATTAACCTTGAGGTCAATTTTACATAGGTGTATCGAAGTTTTCACTCAAACTATTCTTTTCTTGATTCAGATCACCTACTTTATCAGACAATTTGCGCAACAATGCTTGTCTCAATGCTTCTGATTGGTGAATTTGTTGGGGGTGTAATTCTTTTTTTATAATTTTTGCTTCAAGTATTTTTTCTTGAGCTGCTTGAACATTGACATTCTTAATCTTGTCAAAATCGTAATTCTGCAATGATGGATATTGAGGCATCTCTTCAAAATCAACTGTTTCAGCATCAAGAACTTTTCTGTACAGTGATTTATTTAAAAAATTAATCAAATTAATCGGATCAACGCCAGTTTTTGCTGCTACTCTAGCCAATACCAATTCTTTGATTGGTATTGTTTTGTTTAAATCTTTCTGTATGTGATTCTCTATTGTTTGATCTAATCCAAAATTGATATTACCATCTATTCTGATCAAATCACCTTCTGCTTCTTTTTTGATTTGATCTAATGTTGATAATAATAATCTGTGATCTTCTCCCTTGCCTGATATCTCATATTTTCTCTTTCTATCGTTATACAACCAAACTAACTCTTCAAGTCTTGATCTTTTGTGGCCAAGTCTGATGTCTGAATAGGTTCTTTTGTGCTCTTCTACTCTCTTATTGATTTCAATCATCTCTTGTTTACGGAAATCACTGACTTGATTCAACGTAACACTCAATTTCCATTGCCTCAAACAAACTTCGTGTACTTCTGGACCTGAAAACATTCTACCGAACAATTCTATCATTTGGACTCTTACTGGTTCAAAAATACTCTTATTTTTGACTATTTCTCCGTGCTTGTTGACTACTGTTCCATACGCTTGTTTGATCTTAGCCATTGCCTTCAACTTCAGATTCTGTTGTTGACGCTTCATGTTGTATATCTTGTCTGCTCTGTCTTGATCAATCTGCTCCAGCTCTATTGCTTTTTTCAATGCTTTATTTATCACTGGGAACGGATGCGTAATGGGCATGGTTTTTTCGCCTATTTGTAGCTTTATCGTATGAATTGGATTATTGTTCAGCTTAAGATGTTCAAGATACGCTTCATAATTCTTTACTTCAACTGGTACTTGCTTACCTATTATTTTTGTTATCTCTGCTAACAGTTCTTGATTTGAACTTGTTTTTTCTTCAATTGCCATGTTATTGTTTTAAATATTTACTTGTATTATAATTGAAGTAGAACTTGTTTGAATTTTCTTTTTTATTGACTTCTTTTTAATATTAGAGTATCAAGTTGATAATGTTATATTAATATCAAGTCACTTACAGAATTTAAACCAAGGTCTATCTTTTTCGATTTTATCCCAATTATAAAATTCTTGCTTTGACATTGGCTTTTCACTGTCTGTAAAATCTTTTTTTGATTAATTTCCAAATATATTGAGGTAATTCAGAATCGTATCCGAACAAATTAGCCACTGAATTTGGTTTGTAATTTATCTTTGAACCACTGCCGTAAACTTCATGTCTAAAATTCAATTTTCGATGCTGGTATAACTGGATTAATTCTTCGGATAATTCTGTTTCAATCTTTGATCCGTCATTACGTATTATTTTGTTATCACGATATAGAAAATCATAGTGATAATTTGAATCAAATAATACTCCTTTAAGTTGATGCCTGAGATTGTCTTGTAAATCATTTTCATTTGAGAATGGGTCGTCGTTTGATATTCTTATATCTAAACAAGGTTCTTGAAACCATACGAAAACTTGACCAAGACCTCTTGATATTAGTCCTGATGCTGTGTCTCTTGTTATCCATATTGTTTGTTTCATTTTCTAATTCAATTTATAAAATATTGTTAAATATTAGGTAATCAAGTTGATGTTGATTTACAATTTTATATAATCCAATACTTATTATTTTATATGAAATAAAGTATACACTATTGATTTTCAACAACGTTTATATCAAGATAGAAATCAGAAAAAATATGGATTGTATAAACAACTCTATTATTTGGTTTATTAGAACTTCTTTCGGTTCTGAATATTCTTTCATCTGGCTTTGTCAAGCAATTTTCTAATGCTAAAATCATTTCTCCAACAGGTTTTGCTTCTTCTGCCCAAGCCATAGCCATAATATCCATATCACTATTTAAACTCCCATGTAAACCTAAAGCCCATCCGCAATCTAATGCTGATTTTCTAAAATCTTCCCATAAGCAAGCATAAAATACTGCTCTACCATTTGTAACTACGTGCTCTCTACTTTTCACAATATATTTTAATTTAATTTAATTTATAAAAAACAGTCAAATAATTTGAATACACAATAGGTACTTTTGTATTATACTTTGCTGACAAGTCTGTTCTATATAATGCGTTACCTATTATTCCAATAGCAAATTTATCACTTAAATCCCATCTTATACCCATTGATCCACCTAAAGCTAAATGGCTGCTTTTTGAGTCAAAATCACCACTATTTGAAGTTTTGTGGCGCATTATTAAAGTGGGTTCGATACTTGGTATTACAGTTGTCTTTACAACCCCACCAAAAAAGTAACCATATAATGGGAATTGATAACCTGCACCGAAAGCAAATTTTTCAAAGCCTATTTTATTGAAATTCTCGTATTGAACTGTACATTCAACATGTTTACCAACTAAGTGAACTTTGATAATTGCGTCCAATGATGGTGTCATTTTAGTTGGTTCTGAGCCTGTAATTATGTTTCTTACGTCTATACCTGTAGATACGTAGACTTGGGACTGTGCCGATGTTGCTAATAATAGCAAAATGATTATTTTTTTCATTTTTTAATTTTAATTATTTTATTAATTTTTTAATACATTCTAATTCTGCTTCTTCGTCAAGTGCTAAGTTAATGGCAACCTCCAATATTGTGGCTATTTGTGGTATTTAGATTTTGGCAAAGGAAGAATCTTTCCCTTTTTATCTCTTAAATCGTGAATGTATGGTGATGTTCCTGTGTAATTATTAATTATAATCGGTTCAGGTTCAAAAGTATTTTGTTTTTTGACAATAACAATTCCTCTTTCTTTTTCAAAAAGAGAATCTATTGCCCTTGTCATAGCTTGTGCATTACAATATCCGTGACCTACAATTAATATTTTTTTCATAGTGTTATTTAAAAATCGATAATACTCATTTCTTCTTCTGATTCAGAACATTCTATGTTTATTTCGCAACTCAACTTGATAATATTATAAAACCTTAATCTGTCTATTAATTCAAATTGGTTCGGGTCTTTTAAAATTTGAAGTTCTGCATTATTTACATCTATTATTTTAAAATTTACTAATCTTTTTAGTTGCTCTATTGGTAATCTATTGAAAAATTTTAAAATAATTTCTCTCTCTAATATGTGAATCGGTATTGATTCAAATTGTTCTCTCCTTATTTCAGATTCCAACCTAAATAATCTTGTATTAAGAACCCCCATTATTAAATCTTTTGAATTGTTAAATTATTGCTTTTAGCGTGACTTTCGAATCTTACTTGATCAATTTCTGTTTTTATTGTAAACAGCAAAAATTGATCACCGCTTTTGTTCCTTTGAGTGCTTAATTTGATTACATTGAAATCACTTAACATAGAGATATGTCGTTGTTTGTTGTTGATAGTTGTTGAAATTTGATATCTTACTCTTTTTGACATGATTTTTGAATTGTTTTTACTTTGATTAATAACTTTGCTTTTAATGCATAAAAAATGCTCAAAATGTTGATGGACTATTTGAGCAAATTTCAAGTTGAATTGAGATTACTTTATTCAACTTCTGTAGATTTATATGATATTATCTTTGATGTTTGATTGCGGTGTTTTCTTTCATTTTCTTTTTGACTGATATCTTTCCAGAATCCGCATCCCCAACACCAGAACTTTCTATTGTATCTTTCCATATAATACATTAAGTATAATATATCAAATGACAATGAAGGTATTGTTTCATAGAATTGTTTATCCTCATTGTACCAATCTTCAAAGTCTTCTACTATTAATGATACTGAAGGTTGTAATCTATTGATTAATACTTGTATTTGACTCTGATTAGGTATCCAAGCGGTATTTTCACTGCATTTATTTTGGATTAATTGAATTGCTAATAATCTGACTCCTGTTTGCTTATTAACAACTTGATCGTATTGATCGTACCACCCTATTTTATTCTTTAATTGTTGTAATTCATCGGCAGTCATACACATTTGAGAATAAACGTCGAAATTTACTTTCATATTACTTGAATTTTTTAAATAACATTGATTCAACTGGCTCTGATTCTACATTGTTGTATGAACCTGTTTCCTTGTAGGATAAATCTATATCTCCATCTACAACATAATAAATTATTTGCCCTATCGGCATTCCAGCGTAAATTCTTACAGGTTTTTTAACACTTATTTCAAGAGTCCAATGTCCTGCGAATCCAATATCTCCCTTACCAGCTGTTGCGTGTATATCTATACCTAATCTTCCAATGGAAGATTTACCATCAAGCATTGGGACATGCTTTTTTGTTTCTGTAAATTCTAATGTTGTTGCTAAATAGAATGAATCTGGCATCAATACTAAACCTTGATCTGGTATTTTGTATTTTCTGATTTCATTGTGGATTTTAGCGTCAATTATTGAAGAATTATACTCTCCAATTATTGATCCTAGATGAACATCGTAACTATTTGGATTGATATTCTTTTCATAGAATGGTTTGATAATTATATCTCCAGAATCTATGTTTTCTTTGATTTTACTTGCTGTTAATATCATTTGATTTATTTTAATTTAAACTCATGCTCGATAATAAGATAAAGGAATTTGAAGGAAACGTAGAACATTTGCCTTTGAATTTGTATATAGAATTTCCATTTTCATCGTATGTAATGTATTCTATTTCATAATTATCTCCTTCACTTATTTGGCCACTGATTGAATCATTGTGACAATAAACTATTAATTTACCTGAATTCAATAATCTGGAAAGTGTTTCAAGTCTATCCTTTATGATAAAATGATTGTTAACCATTGAATATATAGACTCTAGCGTTAAATTACCTGAATATAACATGTCTTTCTCTTCCACGTTGTTATTTTCAGATAATTTAACATAATTGAATGAATATTGGATGTTGTATTCTTCACTTATTTCATTCAATAATTTCTTGAATTGCTTGATTTTATTTTTAAAACCATCTTTCATTAAGTTATCTTTTTTCATTAATCGTACCTACTTTAGTTAATAACTGTGTGATTATTGGTTCTTGATTAACTCAAATAAAGTGTCTCTCATCCAAACATAGTGATTAGACTTTGCTGACCACGCTGATGACCTTGCTGCTGACCACGCTGATGACCTTGCTGCTGACCACGCTGCTGACTCTGCTGACCACGCTGCTGACTCTGCTGCTGACCTTGCTGCTGACTCTGCTGCTGACCACGCTGCTGACCACGCTGCT